TTCAAATAGAGAGGCAAACTTTTCTGCTGTTGCAAGTCCCTTGTGGAACTTTGGTTCTTGGCCTTCAATGTTAATAACAAAGGCAGGCACACCAGTAATGCTGTTTTCGGTAAACTTTGTTACATCCTTGTCTGCATCACACTTCACATAAGAGATGTCTGGATTGTCTTCCAAGAACTTGTCGATGGTTGGCTGCATTTGCTTGCAAGGTTGGCACCAGGTAGCAGAGAAATGAATTAGTTCTTTCATTACTTTACATCCTTGTCCTGAATCTTGATCTCACAGTAATCGGTGGTGCAGTATGCCTCACCCTGTGCCTCAAGGTTGTCTACCCCATCATAGATTGCAGAGAAGTCAATCTTTGCAATGCGACCGATGTGGTAGTCGTATTCATCTTCTGTAATCTCTGTGTAAGGCTGCTGTGGATATACCGTGTTACCCATAGGCAAGAACGATACGGCCTTCAACTGACCTTCATACATGTTTAGAACAGATGCTACGTGCTGTCTCTCAGTTTCCTTATCGAATGATAGTGTTACTGATACACCATTGTCTGACCAATACTTCTGTGCTGTAGCAGCAAGAGCCATCTTTTCAAACAGTGTTACACCCTTTTCTGCTCTCTTCTGTCCAGATGCAATCGGGAAGTATACTACTGAAGTTCCTGCTGATACTAGGTCGTCTTCAATCTTATACCCTGCTGCTCTAAACAAGTGTAGCATTGGGTCTGAGTTACCAAAGCGGATTGCACGTAGGTAGAACTTTCCACCTGGTCCCCAGTGAACACCAGGAGTAGCACCAGATAGGATAGACACTGATCCAGATGGCTTGACTGTAGTTACACGGATTGACTCACGAACACATAGCCACTCTGAGTACTTCTTGTCATAGAAACGGATCTTCTTGTATCCTTCGTCCATCCACTCACGAGTAGTTGGTAGGCCGTGCTCGTCAGCAAAAGATGCGATACCTGTTAGAGATGTTCCAATACGGCGGTTTCTTTGCATGATACCGTTGGTCTGTTGCCAGTGTGTAGGAAGAAGTGTAACAGTCTTACCATACAAGTAAGCAAACTTTAGAGTGCGTAGGAAGTCCTCCTTGCTCTCGTGGCGGTTTAGGTGAACCTCAACTAGAGTACATAGTTCGTATGACTCTAGTGGCTGCTCTGCACATGGGTTGAAGCCTACAACACGGTAGTCTGCTCCATCTGCTGGGTCTGCCAAGCGACCAAAGTTACGAGCAACGTCTAGCCAGATGAAGCCTGGCTCTCCGTTATCTGCAATGCGGTCTACATACTTTGAGTAGTCCATTCCAACTGTTGCTGAGATAGAGTTATTAGACATCCATGCCCATCCTGGATTCTCAGGGTCGTATGAGTTACGCTCTGGGAATGCCTCTGCGTTCTTTAGGTTGAGGAAGTCTTCGTCTCCGTCTACACCCAAAGCGAGAGTAGCAGAGCGTCTAACGTTTCCTGCAACCACACAGGTACCGATTAGGTTGATGATGTCCACGATAGCACGTGAGTCAAACTTCTCTCCTGCACGTGAACCAATTGCCTGACGGATAGTGTCGTGCATCTTGATTAGTGGGTCTGGACCAGAAGCAGTTCCACCAAAGCCCTTGATAGGTGCACCGTAAGGTCTGATCAAAGAGTAGTCAAATTCCTGTACAGGCTGGTTAGGTCTTAGGAATGAGTTGATCAATAGACGAGTAGACTCTACCCATCCCTCACGGTCGTCTGGGATTTGGAAAGACACTGCTGGCTCTGTAGGGGCATAGATTTGGAAATTCTTATCCTGTCCCAGTGTGTCAAAGCCAACGCCAATGCCGAGCATTAGGGCATCCATAACCCAAGCAAACAATGCACCTGGATCATTCTTGTCTAAGTCCTTAGTAGATACTACTGCACAGTTTTGTAGTGCTGCTGAGTTTCTCTTCTCCATTGTTAATGGTGTACCGAAAGACCACATACCACGGCCTGGTGGTGTCCACTTTAGGTTAAACATTCTATCGAATGCTTCCTGTGCAGACTTCTGTGCCTTGTAGTCATTCCAAGGCAAACGTGACTCTTTAGCGTGGTTCTTTTGGACAGAGTACATTCCTTCAATAACACGCTTTACTACTTCGTACCAGCGTTCCTTGGTACCGTCATCTTTGATTCTAGAATAGGTTCTGACAAAAGTGATCTCTCCTAGAGAGTTTCCACCTGCATCTACAAAACCAAATGGGGATTCCAGTGCCTTGTATTTTTCTACAAAGTCGTCTGGAAGTTTAAATGAGAAGAACTCAGACATGTAATCAACCGACCTTTCAAAGTGGGATAGGTATAAAGTATACCATAGTGTTTTAGATTTTGCAAAACTCTCCTTATAAAATTTTTAAAGAGTTTGTTGTTTTATGAAACAGGCATAGAAAAAGGGGAGAAGTCTCTCATTCTCCCCTAAATCTATAGTTAAGTTACTTGATCAACTTAACTTTCTTCTTTACGTTCTTGTTGTACTGAGTTGCTAGAGCGTTGAATCGCTTTACTAGAGCAGCGTACTTTGCCTCTGCCTCAGTTACCTTGCCATTTGCAACAGCAAGTTGTGCGTCTTTTTCTGCAACTAGTGCAGCAAGGTCAACGATCTTCAACTCTCCACGGACAAATCCGAGAGGAGCAGCAAGACCAGTTACAGCGGTTGCAACAGTAGCAGTTGCAATTAGGTCATACTTACCTACGGTTAGGCCAGTAAGTTCCTTAGTTGCAACACCAGTAGCATCTGAAGTAATTGAGTGAGTTGTAGTTGCAGTTGAACTTACAACCTGTAGTGCAACAACAGAACCTGATACAGCGTTACCAAATACGTCAGTTCCAGTAACAGATACCTTTGCGGTAGTTCCTAGAGCAGCAGTTGGTGCATCAACCTTGATTGTGTTAAGAGCACCAGCGGTTCCCTTTACGAAGTAGGTTGTTGTAACGCCATCAGCGGTGACTGCAACAGAGCCAGTCTTTGTAGTCTTAGTAAATACAAATAGGTCTGCAGTAGTTCCAGTTCCTGTGGCAATGCTTACAGTCGCTGTACCCGATGCAGAAGTTGCACCAGTTAGCGAGGTTAGCAATACAGCATCAGTTGCGGTTGCAGTTACGTTTGTTCCTGCAGCAACGCTTGTAAGAGCAATCTTCAATGTGTTGGTTGCATCTACAACGTTAGTTGCTGGTACTGCTAGTGATACTGCGTTAGCAGCAGTGGTTGGTGCAGTAGTTACTGCAACAGCGTTAACAGTTAGTGCTGTGGTTGCAGCATTTGCTGGTAGTGCCAACAACGAAGTGGTGACAAGTGCTACTGCAGATGCAATAGCGATTAGTGGCTTCTTGAATGAAGTCATGGTTATTTCTCCTTATTATTTATTTTGTTAGATTAGATCAAATCTAGCCAAGTATTCTTTAACCTCTTTTGGCATAGGTTTATATTGTATCACATTGTCCTTGTTGGTGTCAACAGTGGATTTTGGCCTGTCTTTGAAGGTATGGATCTCTACCTCCAAATTTTGGTCCTTTGAGGTATGTGATATTGCCCCAAAGATTGCACCACAGACAGCGTCTGCCAAGTCCTTAGAAGACTTGCGAGGGTGGTCAACTCTGTTTTGCTTAACAATTTTAAGTTCGATAAGTTCTTCGAATAGCAGGTCAATTGATGGCATGGCTAGGCGATCTTCGTAGACAAGCATAGCCATATCTTCGTAGTGCTTCTTGGCAACAGAAACAGTATCAGTTCTAATACCTACCTGCTTTAACTCGTTCTGGATGTCGAATGATTGCCAGCGGTCGAACGATACCATGCCAAGATTAAATCCTAGTCTCCGTAGGTTTTGAATCCACTGTTTTACTTCTGACAGGTTTACTGGGCCTTCTACCTTTGGCTCCCACCACGCTACCGCATCAACGACAACGATGGGCATAACCTGTTGATAATCTTTACCAATCTGAACATTAACCCACTTATCTACGTGAGCAATTGCTACCGCACACTTGTCGTGCTTTTGTGCAAGGTCAGCATGGACAAAATAGGTTTTGTCTGGATCTGGCTTAAACGATTCGTCAAATCTTCTATATTGATCCAAAGGATTTCTAATGCTCATAGCACTACGAATTTTGTCTTCTTGCCTAAAGAATCTGTCGGACGAGAAGGTGGGTACACAGGCAAAGCGTTGCATGGCATCTCCCATGTCTGTAAAGAATGCCAACTTAAAGTCGTCAATCTTACGAGTAGGATTCACCACCCAGGTAGGACGTTTAAGAGCAAACATTCCTGGATACTTGTAAGACACAACTGTATCTTCATCCCACTCAATGTCAAGGTAGTTTCCTTCTTGGTCTTCTGGCAACTCTGGGTTCATAACGAATCTGTGCTGTCTTGTAACTACATCTTTTTCAGCAATTACCGCATCGTAACGCTGAGAGATAAAGTCACCAGGATAGCGAGGAAAAGATAGCAGGGCTACCTTGCCTAGGTCTGGGAAGCGTGAGTCTACAGAAGCACGGAAGGCCTTGTAGATGTTGTCTGCTGTCTTGCCTTGGTCGTTACCAGTTGCAACCTCAGATGCAAATCCAGAAATCTCATCTAGTACCGCAAGAATAAGGTTAAGACCCTCGTGAGACTCTCGTTCCGAGTGACCAGAGTAAACTGTGATAGAGTGATCGAACTCAACGCTGTCTGCCTTGGCATAGAACTTTCCTGCAAACCAAGGAGACCTTTCGATCTTTGTTTTAAATCCTTTAAAGAAAACGTTCTTGGCCTGTTGTGCGTTAATAGCAACGTTGATAATATCAATAGCGTCTCCAGATGGCTTACCGAAGTATCTGGCTGGATCTTTTAGGCAGAGCAGTTTGTATACGATGTAGGCACAGGCAACTGTAGAAGTAAAGTCCTTTCCAGAACCCTTACCAAGTTGTAGAATGATTTCATTCTTCGTATACTTGTTGTAATACCTACGACCCTCTGTGTCGCCAAGCAAATCAATTACGTCTTCAAGTCTGTAGATTTGTGACATAGCCTCAACGATGTCATACTGAACCTGCGATAGTGGTGGCTGTCCTAGATACGCTTCGCCCTCAACAAATGTCTTAGCGTCTACAGGACGCTCTGCAAAGTTGTCAGACTTAAGTGCATCTAAGAAATCATCAAACATCGTTGCTTACCACCACGGTGATTACTTCTTTATCTTTAGATGCATCTGATAGTCTACGCATAATCTTGTCTCTTACTTCTGGGTGCTCTGCAGCAATGTCCTTTAGGATACCGACCAAGATTTCCTGACGGTTCTCAATGGCGATCATCTCTTCAGCAAGTTCCTTGTTCTCAAGTAGTCCTGCTTTCTGTAGCATTTCAATGCGAGTCTTTTCTAAGTCCATGACCAATTTAATTCCTGCGGTCTTGGCACTAAGGTTAGCAATAGTGGTTGCTTCGTCAATTACTTCGTATGCTTTGCTAATTAGTTTAGTATAGTGGGTATCTGCACCAACCAATGCTTCTTTAGCACGAGCACGGATGGCAGCGTTGTCTGCAGCCATGGTTCGCCATTCATTGATGTAGGCAACAACCTTTTGTCGTGGCATAGCCAACTCTTTAGAAATCTGAGTAGGCTCAGTTCCTGCTAGGTACTTTTCAACAACCTTGTTTACTTCGTCAAGATGTTCTACTGTTAGATCTTCAAACGACACGTTTTGCTCTCTTTCGTTTAACTGGCACTCTCTTTACACGTTCAAGATAGAATGAACGCATTCCTCCTGCAACGCCACGATCAAGTTCTAGGCAGTCCACCCACTGTACGCCAGTTTCTGTATTGGTTACAAAGGCCGAGAACTTAAACTTAATTCCGTGCTCACCCTGTATCTTAATTATATCACCCTCAGTGATTTCAAATCCGTCAACGACTACCGTTGGCTCTTTGTGAAACTTGGTTGGTGGAAGGATAGAGGTCTTTTTCTGACGCATTATACTGTCTTCTCAATTCTTGTTCTCTGCAAACATTTTTTGCAATTGGTGTATGTTAGTTCTGTAAATGGGCAGGATGCCGAGTAGGTCTCTTCGTGCTTGCATCCAATTCTTGCTAGGTAGCCTTTGGCAACTTTGATAAAGTGCTTTACGTATCTCATCTTCTAGACTTCCTCAATCCAAACTTAGCAAGATAAACATAGATAGTCTCTACGCTTGTCCCACATTCTTTAGCAATTTCTTCTGGAGTTTTCTTGTCCAGGTGGTAGCGTTTCTTTAGCCACACTTCACTAGTATACAGTTTTGCCATTTACTTGTCAATCTTTCCCCAGTTGTTGATCGCATAGTGACCAATGCCTACCGCAT